TGCCAGGTGCATCGCTGGCGAAGCTGGGCGCTGGCCCGCCGCTGACGATGCTCTGGCTGGTCGTGAGCGCGTGCCAGAACAGGAGGTTCCCGCCGCTGGCGGCATCGAAGATACCGTAGGCGACCGCCGTGCCCCAGTCAGCCGTCGGTGCCGGGAAGGTGATCGCGGCGACGTTCGCTGTCCGGCCGGCGGTCCCGCTGGACGTCGCCGCCGTGTCGAGCTGCGTGCTGTACATCGTCAGGTCGTCGGGCGTGAAGGACACCCTGGCGTAGCTGCCACCGCTGATCTCCGTACCGCCGCCGCTGTTGCTCGGCGTCGCCGTGTAGAGCCCGTAGTACCACGGCGACGGCAGCGCGAATGCCTGCGCGCGTAGCTCGAGGTCCAGCATCTTGTTGCTCATGTAGTCCGACAGTCCGCCGGTCAGGCCGAGGACGATCGACAGGCCGGCGGAGGCAACCTGCACCGGGTCAGGGCTCCCGGTTGTGATGACGACCGCGGCGATCGGGACCACGAACCAGCAGTTTCCCCCGCTCGACGCATCGAAGAAGCCGACGAAGTTCGCCGTCCCCCAGTTCGCTCCCGGCGTGCCCCAGGAGACCGCGGCGTTGTTGCTCGAGGTGTGGCTGGTGCCGGTGCTGGCCAGGATCGATCCGGCGCTCTGCGTCCCGGCGAAGTTGGCCAGGGACCGCGCGCGCGAGACCCGCGCGTACCCGGTGCCCGAGAGCTCGGTGACCGAGCCGTCTGCGAAGGCGCTCAGGAGGCCGAGGAACCAGTTCGCCGGCAGCGTGATCCCCTGCCCGCGCAAGTAGTCGATCCATTTGTTCTCGCCGTGGTTGCTGAAATAGGACATGCTGACTCCTTCGGGTTATGCGCCACCGCCGCCGGGGCCGATGACGATCTGCAGGGCGATATTTCGCGTCTCGAGGATGTATGCCGCGCTGATCCGCTTGATCGACACGCGCAGGATGGCCGTCGCCATCGTCTCGTTTGGGTTGATCGTGCTCGGGCCGTCATAGGTTGCCGGGTCGATCGTGAGCGTCCAGATCCGGTCTGCGTTCATCGGCAGCCATGCGCCAGTGGTGCCGACGAGCGAGGCGCCGGCGGCAGCATCAATCGCCGCGCCCATCCCGCCGATGTCCTCGGCGTAGACCTCGAACAGCGCGGCGTCTGCGGGCTCGACCGGCGCGACGTTGATCCACTCGCCCGACAGGGCAGTCGTCACAGGCGCGCCTACGGTGCCCTTCTCGCGCATCGCCGCGGTGCCGTCGTCGAACAGCGAGAACTCGGCTATGCCGCCGTAGTCGCCGCCCAGCCCGCCGATGATGCTGCGCGCGTTCAGGCGAACAAGCAGGGCCGTTCCGCCGCCCTCGGACGGAATGTCGGTGCCGTCGTCGATCGGGTCCTGGATCTCGCCCAGGGTTGGCAATAGAGCGTTGTCGGCGGCGTGAACGCGCGGGTCATCGATGACGAGCCGAACGTCGAATAGCTGGGCGCCCTCGTCGGTCGTCCCGCCATCGGCGATCTCCTCTACCTTGCAGAGCTCGTCACTCGACAGCGGCCCGAGGAAGTAGACCGGCCGCTCTCGCCCGCCGTCGTCGAAGATGATGTCGAAGTCGGGGGCGGCCGGTAGGTAGACCGTCGTCGGGTTCACGCCCGCGGTGACCTCGACCGGCGCGGTGATGCTGCCGTCGTCGCGGCGAAGCGTGATGTAGATCGGCGCCTCGCTGAAGTCCGCCGGCTCGGATAGTTCCATGGCCAGGGTCGCCGGGTCCCAGTACGTCACGTCGCCGCTCGCCCCGTACTCCGGAAGGTCGGGCTGAACGCGGACGGTGTCCATGTGCCGGAGCAGGAAGCCCTCCATCTCCGTCTTCAGGCCGAACTTCAGCCCGCGGTAGGCGACTTTCGCCGCCATGGCCAGTCCCTCGCGCTCGGCCTGCTTGGCGCCGATGACGCCGTCGAGATGGATGAACAACGGGTTCGCCGGGTCGCCGTCGGAAGGAACATCGGCGCCCGGCACCCAGCAGATGATCTCCGTCAGGTCCCAGCGGATGTGATCCTGATGGGTGACGATGATCGCGTCCGGCCGGTCCCGGCTCGGCAAGTCCTCGGTCTGGACGATGCTCTCCGGCTGCGTGTTGCGGGCCGAGAACATCGTGAAGTGGTCGGTGACGAGTTCATCTCGGGTCGCGGTATGCAGCCCGAGCGGCTGGCTGGCCCGCGAGCGGCAGGCGCGGGCGATCAGTTGTTCCGCTTCCGCCAGATCGATCGAGGTGCTGAACGAAAAGTCGAAGTGATCCTGTCGCTCGTCGCAGGTTGCCGCGAGCGCCGCCATGCCGACGAGGTCGATCTCCCGATCCGGGTAGCCGCGGCCCCATGCCTCGTTCCGCCACAGGTCGACCAGCCACCATGCCGGGTTCCGGTGGACGACGTTCGCCGACCATGTCTCGGTGTCCGGATCCCAGATCGGGCACTTGCCATTGACCAGCATCGAGAAGTCGCGCTGACTCTCGGCCGTGAGCTGCTTGCCGGCGCGGATGACCAGCTCGTAGTGCGCCGCGTTCGGGTTCAGCGTTGCCGGCGCCTCGAGCGTTGCCCGCAAACCGGCCCAGTTGATTTGATCCCGTGCGTCGCTGTCCTTGTTTTTCGGGTTCGTCCGGTACAGCCGGACCTCGGCGCGAATCGGTGCAGAGAGCGTGTACTCGTTCGACCACCGCTGCAGAGAGTTCGTGTCGTACTCGCGGCTTTCGTTGCCGACCGGCGTCCACTCGCCGACCGGCACGCCGAAGTCGTCGATCTCGCGGACCTGGACTTCCCAGGCGACGACCAGATCATCGCTCCCGCCCGAAGTGATGTGGCCCAGACCCTGCGGCGCCTCCACGTCGATCCCGATCTTCGTCACCCGATCCTGCGGCCGGCAGGCCACGTAGCCGCCGACGTAGATGCCGTCCCCGTTGATGTCGGTCGCGAGCTCGAGGTTAGCCACTTCGGAGGAGGTGAGGACGTTCGCTTCGACGGTCGATGGTTGCTCGCCGGGCGCGAGGTACTGAGCAACGATCACGTCTTGGTAGCTGCTGACGGGCGTCTTGCCGATCAGCGTGCGGACGACCGCGTGATCGCCGATCCCGACGCAGTAGAGGAAATAGCCGTACTGCTCCGTGTCGAGCAGCGGGTCCGCGGCGTCGGCGCGCGGCAAGTTGACGAAGTAGGGAATCGCAGCGAAGGGCGGCGTGATCTTGACGTGCCCGCAGTTCTTCCAGATCGGCTGGTCGAGTCTCGCGGCGTTGCCGGCGAGCGCGGCGCTGTAGATGCTGCCCGGCGCTTCGTTGTTGATGTTCGGCTGGCGCGGGGGAGCGAGTAGGTTGAATGCGAGGCTCACGCCGGTCAGGTAAGGCGTAGCAGCTGGAGCGATGAACAGCGATAGGACAGTCGCAACCTGCAGCAGCAGCCGCACCGTCTCCCGCCCCTGCGGAAACACGCACCAAACGATGACATCGCCCGGCGCGGTCTTCTCGTCCCAGTGGTCCCGGAGCAGCCATTCGCCGTTCTTCAGGCACGTCACCGGCCCCCGCGCCTCGATCACGAAGTCGCGCAACCGGACGCCGACCGGGACGTCGTGCATTTCGGTCGACGAAAGCTCGAGCATCGGGTTCGAGCACACGCCCATTCGTGGCGTGCTGAACCGCACCAGGGCGCCCGGCCGGCGCTCGTAGGGGATCAGGTCGAGCACTGGTGCCTCCAGACCTCGAAGCGGTCGAAGCCGAGGAACCGAAGCTCCTGTTGTCGCTGCACGCGCGCTTCGCCGGAGTCGGCGGAGGTGTGGAGCACGCGCACCGAATCGAGGCACAGGCCGACGTGCAGATCGCGCCGCGCGCCGACCATCGACAGAATGTCGCCCGCCCTCGCCCGGCCCGCCGTGACGGCCCACTCCCGCGCCATCTTCGCGCGCAGGCCGATCGCTCGCCATCCCTCCTCGGTGTCCATGGCCAGGACCGGGACCTCGAGCCCGTGGCCGATCTTGAGCGCGTGGCGGACCAGCGCCCAGCAGTTGAATGCGTCCGGCCCTTGCCCGTCTGCAGCGTAGGGCTTGCCGATGAGCGAGGCGACCCAGGTCATCGCACGAGCCCCGGATATGCCGCGCGCCGAAAGGTGATGCGCGGGATGGCAAAGTTCGCCTGGTCGGTGAAGGCGCAGCGCATCGTCACCGTGCGCGTGGTGATCTCGACGCCGACCACCGTGAGCTTCATCGGGGTCTGCGACGGGGCGCCGGTGTCTGCCGCATCGTAGAACCGCTCGATGATCTCCCACAGGGACGCCGAGCCCCGGGCAGCCCGCACCGCGCGCGAGAACACGCCGGAGATGTTCGGCACCACGAGTTCCATCTCGCCCGGCGATGCCGCGTCGGACTCGGTCGGCCGCTGGAGGGCGATGCCGGGCGCGGCCAGGAACTCGACCTGTACGCTCGGGTCGCGGTCGGCGCCGGATTCCTTCGTGGCCAGCAGCGCCTCGAAGTTGCTCACGACGTAGATCGGCGCCGCAAGGCTCGGGTGCCATAGCTCGAAGGTGTCGAGGATCAGCGTGTCGTCGGTGGCGATGTTCGCCGCCTCGTGAAAGGCCTCGGCGATCGTCACACCGTGGCGCGGGGCTTTGAAAAGCGGCATCGGTCAGCCCCAGGCGATTGCCGCGGCTGGGCGGTAGAGCTGCTGCTTCTTGCCGGTGCGGATGCGGACCGACTCGCTTGTGCCAAAGTTCGTCGCGTCTACGGTAGTGGCGCCTGCACTGAAATACGGGAACAGCATGCCCACAAAAGCAGTCGCCACCGTGAGGCCTACGGCGCCGTTACGCGAGATCGCGATAGAGGTGCCCACGATCCAGTCGAATCCAAACACATGCCCGACTGCCATCTGATCCACGAAGGTATTCGAGTTCGTGATGAATGCACCCGGCACTGTGCGATAGCCAGTAGCTCCGTCAAGCCGGGCAAAAGCTAGCGCGACGTTAGACGTGAGGTTGCTGATCTGCGAGCTATTCGATGGCGGCGGCCGGCTCAGTATGTTAGTCGCCACGCCGTCGATCAAACCGCACTGCATCCCCTGATTCGCGCTGGGGATGCCGCTGCCGACACTGACGATCTCGAGTTCAAGGTAGAACCGCTGCCCGGCGATGCCGCCGCGCGACCGCTCGCCGCGAACGCCCGACTCCCAGTTGTCCGGCAAGACGGTGTTGCGAGTGGCAAGGCGGTAGTCCTCTGTCAGATCGACGCATACGGGAAGCGCCTGCGCGGACATCATGTCCAGCGGATTCCACGCCGACGGTGGATCAGGCTCGACCGGAAGCTCGCCGACCCCACGAACCTCGAACGTGCCGCTCACGCGCCAGTAGCCGATCTCCGACTTGCCCGTGTGGATGAACTCCCACCGCGGCGGGCCGATGAACCGACGCGCGGCCGGGGTGCGCCCTTCTGGCCGCGGCCAATGTGGTGACAGCGTCGAGAACCACTTGCCGCCCTTGTTCAACGTGACGCGCCAGAACTCATCGAGCGTGAGCGCCTGCGCCGGGCTGTACGGAGGGAATACGTAGTCCTCGTAATCGAGCCGGTCCGTCTGCCCGACCCGCGCCTCGGTCAGCGCATCGTTCAGCACGCGCCGCTCCGCCGATTGCGTCGGCAGTTCCTGCGGGCATGGAAGCCCGGCCGGGAAGACGAGGGACGTGCCGACAGTCATCGCTCAGACCTTGAAGTTCACCATCCACGGCGGGCCGTTGCCGCCCGCGGTGGAGATCGTCGCTTGCCGCGCGGCGACGACCGGGCCGGTGGTGTTGTATGCCGTCAGCGGGGCAGTGGTGCCGCCCGGGCCGAATGCGATCTGGCGCAGCTT